CCACAACTGTCTTGCTTTTGTCGGTGTAGACAGTTGATTGTATCGTGCAAGACGCGCCCCTAATGATTGCTTTTTCCATTACGCACTAAAAAAGTTTAGCCCAAATTCTGCTTCGTCTTTTTGATTGGAGACATTGAACAATGGATAGGTTGTTGGATTGTCCCTTAAAAATTCAATCACACGCGATTGATAACTGCTTGCAACATCCCTTAATTCTGTCACCAACGCACCAAGTGTTCTTTGATCTAAAGGCTCTGAACCATCAACCCTTTTTTGAACAACTCCATACGATGTTATATTGATTGAATTGTTTTGTGTTATCAACGCCAAAGCATGGTAACAAAGCATAGGTTTAATGCCAGGAAAAAAAACATTGTAAGTCCCCTTCATGTATGTTTTGCCGTTCAATAGTTCACGGTACTTTGTCGTGTCTATGTTTGTGATAAAATCGTAATACAACACATCGCCAAGCGCGGGGCGCAAATCATTTTCTTGAGCCTCGGCAATGTACGGGTCAACCCTTTGCGCGTCCAACTGAGCAAGTGGCCTGTATTCCTTTATGTCCTGTATCGTTATAATGTTAGGCATCTATTCCGTCACCTTCTGGGTCTTGTAAAAATTTCATTACGTTGGCATCCGTTCCAAGAAAAGGCAAAAGAAAAGTTTTTGCCTGTTCCAAATTCATTCTGCCATTTTTATAATCGTTCACGTACGCAAACACTTTGGATGCCTCCCTGCGAGAAAGACCGCGAATGATTGCGTTGATTGCTTCTTGTGCTGGATCGCTTGCGGTTTGTGTTGCCTGTGGCTGTGTTGTTTGCTCCTGTGATTGTTGGGCTGGTGTTGTTTGGCCTTGTGCTAGCAATACCGAAGCCCCCGCCACATCGTACACTTGCGGTTTGATTGTGAAATCTGAATTTATCGGCTTGTTCCAAAACTGAAAAACCTTTTTAAAGATACGCGAAAGCTCTACACGTTCGTCACGGGTGACCGCGTTGTAATAGGTATATGCATCTTCAATTTGTTGGCGGCTGAACATCGCACCCTCTGATTGACGGCCTAATATTTCATAGGGCATCCCATAATTTTGAAGGATTGATTTCTCGATCCAGTTCAATGTGAACTCAAACATCCGATCGTTATTTTGTAGATCGGTCTTAGCAAGTAAATCACTTACTTTAATGTCTTTAGTTCCCGCCTCAATGACCATGATTGAACCGCCACCCTTGCCTCCGCGATTTGCTGATAGTCTTTTTTTGTAATCGCTTCGCTCAGTATCGTTTTGAAAAGTACCCGGATAAATGAATATATGCCCAGCCGTAAAGCCGTTTACCGTTTGATTTAGTGAATACAGTGCTATTTCCGCTTGTGTCTGAGCTTGCTCAAATACCGAATCAAAAGAACATAAAGGGTATTTATTTTTCTCGGGTGTCCAGTACATGATTTGGCCTTCGTAGCCATCTACACCGTACTTCTCAAATTGCTCTGCCAAATATTCGGGGTCTGGATTGAACTTATCGTAAAAGATAATCTCCCTGTTTTTTTGCTCTTTGGAATAGTCGCGTTCCCAGTTCGTTGAATATGCAATTTTATCGACACAACCTTCATCGTCTGGAATGCCAAGGCGGCAATACTCAAAGGGTATAGGCTTGACCGATGCCATTGTATAGTTAAGGTTGAAGTTGATGTGCCACGCGAGACCGCGAGACCATGATTTTGAATAGCCAGAATGGTCTAACAACTCACGCATGGTAATGGCATCAAGTCCCTCACCATGTACTACGATGTCATTTGTTTCTGGCTGTTCAAATCCTTCACCGTTGAGAAATCCCGCTTTTTTAGGAATGATGCCCGAAAGCGTGTAGCTTCGGTACATTGTCTCCAAGGCTCTTTGATAATAAAGGTTATCCGTGTCGGCTGACTGAACGCCATCGACATTGCGCACTGATTGCGGCAATCGTTTAACCAATACTTCGCGCCCCGGGATTATCATTCAGCTTTTTTTGGCTTGCTTTCTGTAACTGTTTCTTCGATCAATTCAAACCTGCTTAACAATGATGGGTGATTTTGTTTCACCCACTCATAACGCTCCATTGTTAACGTTTCTTTTGTGATGTCCGCAGACCGTCCATTGAAACTGATCCGCTCACTTTCGTCTTTCAATTTTACTTTCATAATTTTTGTTTTTTGTTTTGTCACCCGCCTCTTTATCCCCCCCACTGTTTTGTTTGCAGTAGTTAGATTCATTTTATTTTGTTTAGCTCATGTCCTCAGTCCAAGTGATGTTGACGGTCAACGTGACAGCCGATGCGGGCGAAGCAAGGAACGCAATTCCAAAGCATTCGGTTGCACCTTGCACACGCGGGTCTTCGTTGATGTCGCCTTCGTAATCGTCATATATCTCATGCATTACAACGGTTGAACCTGTTACAACACCGCTCATTGCATAGCTTTGCATTACCAACGGTGTGGCAAGCCCTCCAGTAGGTGCAACTGTGTACGCCTGTAACAATGCCCATGATGTAATACCGTTGTTTATCATTGGGGCTTTACCAGGCGATGTGAACGTGCCGCCAGTCGGTAAACTGGTATAGCGCACCAATCCAATGCGCAAAATTTGCGCGGCTGTCAAAGATGCGTTGTTTATCCTAATACGGTCTAACCTAATCACACGCCCAGCACCGTTAGGCGCAAGAACAACGAATGCTGTATTGTTTGTCGGGGCGACCAGTTCAAAAGCTGAGGAAAATGTTTTGCGCTCACCTTTGTATTCGCCTAATTGATTTGTTTTGTAAGTCCCTGCCATGATTGTTTTGTTTTTAAAAAAAAGGGGCTAGGCTTCATTTAAAAAAACCCGCCCCCTCTTTCAACGAAAATGAAAACCTAAACTCCCCTTTTTATCTTTATGATGTAACCAGTCCAATGGTGTATGTTACCCCGCGTGTTGTGGTCACCTCCAGTTTGTGGCTGTTTCCAGCCGCTACCGCAACCGAAGATACAATCGTGATGTTCGTGTTTGTGATGCCCGACAAACCAGTTTGTGTTACACGTGCTCCCGTGTTTTGGTTTACCCAAACAACGCTTATAACTTGGTTCACGCCAGAACCTCCGAAGAAGTTCGTGCCTGTAACGGTAACAGCCGTGCCACCTGCTGCGGCAATCGCTGTAACGTTGAGCGATGTGATAGTAGGGCCGAATGCAAGGCCACGTATCAAACTTTTTGTTGCGCTGTAATCGGTGGACAAAACAGTTTGTTGCATACTTACCTCTTCTTGCCCGTCAAGGCTTGCAAGGCTTACTTTGAATACCCCACCGTTTTCGTTGGAAGAATACAAAGTGCCTGGCACTACATAAAGTCCAGCATCTCCACCGTACAGTTCAAAAGAGTTTGAATCCTTTTTTCTTTTTTCCACGAAAGCGGAAACAGAACCACGGCACATGCGCTCCAAGTTTTGGCGTTGGATTGGCGTGACATCGTATATGACTAAGTCTACCATGTGCTTGAACATGGGGCCACTCTCTAGCTGAACCAATTCGATTTTTGTTTTTACCGAATCTTTAAATCCTTCAAACAAATACCCTGGCCTGTTAACGGCCAATGTAACGTTTGTGATCAAAGTCCCTGCACTGTTATAAGTGATAGAACCAGCGTTCAAGTCCTCTTTGTTCACCAATACCAAAGACGGGTCATTGCCCGGCTGTGGTATGTTTTTGCAGTCGTAGACCGCCCCGATTGATATTGAATCGCAAAGACCCATTTGTTATTTTTTAAATCGTTTTGGTTCGGGCAATTTGTTTGCCGTGCAATAATTGGATGCCGCGTTTTCGCCTTTTACGTTCGCGTAAAATATCTCACCGTCTGAGGCGATAAGGATTTCAGGCACTCCGATCGTTTCCAATGTTTCTTCGTGCGTTACGAAGTACCATTCAGCGATTGCTTTCAAACCTTCTTTAATGTCCGGTTTGCTCAATGCGTCTTTTTTTACTTTTTCCATTTTAAGAGGGGTTTAATATTTATTAAGCTCTGTTAGATACAAGTGCCTGTTGGAACAAGTTGGTAGTGCGCTGTGGCACACACTTAAACCGAATCTGGAAGCCTACCTCATCGCGCCTGTTAGCGGGGTTCATTCCTCTCTCGAGGTAGTACACCTCCATTGAACCCATTGCCTTAACGCACTCATTTGCGTTGAAAGCTACTGATGAAATACAATCGTTGGTGTTATCTGCGGCTGCACCGTATGCCTTTTTTGCAAGGGTTGATTTGGTGAACAACGGTGTGTTTGATGCGGTGTACACATCGAAACCGTACACGTTGTTAGGTGTTCCTTGTGACAGTGAACCGAATTTTTCTTTCAATGAAAGAGAAATATCTTGGTTCAACAAGTCGGTAACGTGGTAAGGGTTTAGCACCAATACACGGCCTTCTTGCGGGAAGTCAAGTGCGTCCCAACGTTCTTTCAAAACCAAAATGTCGCGTGCTGTCAACGTGGAGGCAACTGATGTTTGCGCACCGATTGCTACCGACCTGTTTGCTCCAGTTGCGGCAAGCGCACCAGCCGCCAATGTAGCGGGCGCAATATTCCACAATGCTTCGGTGACGCATTCTTGCATCAACTTTTGCTTGTGCTGTTTGATTACACTTTGCAGTTTATCATACTCGGCCTCGATTTCTTCGCGAGTCCATACAACGTGTGTTGTGTTGGTATCGTACCAATCCAATTGAACCGACAAAGCGGTGTCAACACGTTGTGCCGATGTGATAGTGGCGTTGCTGTTTTTTGTTACAACGGGATCAACACCGACAGCCGCAAAGTTGATGGTGTTGTTTTCAACATATTTTGACCAGTCGTTGATTTTTGCAAACCAACCATATTGTGAGTAAAAGTTTTCTTTCAACTCCGCAATCCAAACCTCTTTTAATAAACCTGCCATGATATTTTACTGTTTTGTTTTTTTTAATTGTTATAGTTCTGGTTCTTCCCCAAACTTACTTTTGTAAGCGATTTTAAATTCATTGATTTTGCCATCTGCTTTTAAAGCCAAAAGGTCTTTTAATGAAATATCAGATTCAGGCTGCTTTGCAAACTGCTTTGTTGGCGGTGTGTGCTTTCCTTTGATCTGGTTTTTGATGTTGACCAGTTCGGTGTCAACGCTTGCCTTTAACTCAGCGACAGGCTTAACTACCGCGCTCAAAGAGTCTTTTACCATGGTAGCGAATTCTTGGAATTGCGCCACTGTAACATATTTATCTTCAACCGGGGCGGCTTGCGCTGGTTTTACTTCGGTAATCTTTCCGCCCGCTACCACGATAGACGAACCGTCTGCTAACGCATGAGTTCCGTCTGGTGCGTTGGTTGAGCTTCCAACAAGTGCAGAAGCGTCTGCTGCGTCACTTGTTACGGTGCTTCCGTCAGCTAACTTTAATTCCATCGATGCCTTTACAGGCGCAGCAACTGGAGCAGGTGCTGGTAACATATTTTTGATTTCTGATTTGAAATCCTCAAACATTTTTTTGAAGTCCATATTTTTTTTGATTGTTGCGTACTCTTTTTGCGTAGATACTTTCTTTGTGGCAAAGCCCAACGCCACGGCCTGATCTGCTGTAAGGCTTGTTTCTTCGTTCATCAATGGCTCAATAGCTGCCTGATTGTTGCCAGTTTTGCCGATGTAGAATTGCATCAATCGCTGTTTGGATTCCTCCAACTGGCTAGCGATTGACTTCATTACATTTGCATCGCCTGAAACATTTTGAACGAGCGGGTTATGTATAAAGAATTCTTGTGAGTCGTTTACGATTCGTTGATCTCCAGCCAAAAATATCTTTGTGGCAATGCTGCCAACTATTCCGCGCTGAACGGTAGTGATTTTGTAGCCTTCCGCTTTTTTTGATTCGAGATAGTTATAGATTGAATCGCCAGTGTCTACATAGCCACCCGGTGAGTCTATCACTACAACGATGTCTTTTTTTGATTCGGGGATTGCACGAAATTGGGCGATGATGTCAACGAGTTCAACGCCTTTTAAAAATGCGCCTGTCTGCTCGTCTTGTCCACTTCCAATCTGGCCAATGATGAAAATATCCCCTTGCATGGGACAATGTTCGTTATATTAAGTTTTTTTTGTACTTTGCAAAGAATTACAGTAACATGAGAAAATTTATTGAAAATGAAATAAGGTTTTAAAATTTAAAAACAAAAAGCGATGGATAACAAACACTCAATTACCTCTTTTGAAGATGTCTGGGGACATGCTAATTACCGATCATTACCCTGATCGATTTCCACACCGTTGATTCGCACACATTGCACTTTATAGATGTCTGCATAACGGCCTCGGTTTTGTTCATCCCTTCATCCATGAACCTTTTAACCGACTCGACATAAACAGGGTAGCTTAATTTTGTAGGGGTGACGAACCCGAT